AAGTTTTCAAGACCTACCGTCGCGGAAGATCAGCGAACGCACATGCCGGAAGTTTTCATACGGCATTGGTCAGTACCGTGGTAAGAAAGCCCAGATTGCTCAGTACCGGGACAACACAGGCTTAGTCGTCAGTCAAAAATGCCGACTGCCTGACAAGAAATTTCCAATAGTCGGCAATCACTCTAACGTACAATTGTTTGGTCAGCATCTGTGGCAACCGGGCAAGAAACTGGTGATCACAGAGGGTGAAGTCGATTGCTTAAGTTACGCTGAAATCACTGATTGTCGCTGGCCGGTGGTGTCCATCGTTTCTGGAGCGGCTTCTGCCGTCTCTTGTATTGAACGCAACATCGAGTTCGTTGAGTCTTTTGATCAGGTCATTCTGATGTTTGACCAAGACGAACAAGGACAGACAGCGGCTCGAAAAGTAGCTGACATACTAACACCCGGTAAGGCGGCAATCGCTTCTCTTTCTCTGAAGGATGCTAACGAAATGTTGTTGGCTGGCTTAGTGAAAGAGTTATCCCAAGCTGTCTGGCAAGCAAATCCCGTACGGCCAGACGGCATCATTAACGCAAAGGAGATATGGAATGACGTTTCCAAAAATCTCGAACGTGGTCTCGCGTATCCGTTCAGCCGCTGGAACGATTTGCTCTTCGGTTGTCGTTCTCGTGAGTTACTGTGCATTACTGCCGGTAGCGGTGTTGGTAAGTCTACTGTTTGTGCTGAAATCGCTTATCAATTCGGCATTGTTGAAAATAAAAACGTGGGCTATGTCGCGCTGGAAGAAAGTCTCGCAAGGACAGGCCAAAGACTAATGTCGATTGCGGCGGGTACACCGCTGCATTTGCCAAACACATGCACTTTGGCCGACAAAAAAAAGGCTTTCGATGCTACCCTCGGCACAGGAAATTTTTACCTGTACGACCATTTTGGGAGTATCGACAGTACCAATCTTATCCGAAAACTTAAGTACATGGTCGCTGCCCTCGATGTTGAGATCATAATTTTAGATCATCTCAGCATTGTCGTCAGCGGCCTTGATGGGAACGACGACGAACGTAAAGCCATCGACTACACGATGACTGAACTTCGATCTTTTGCTGAAAGAACGAACGTCTCGCTGATTGTGGTCTCACATTTGAGGAGACCCGGTGGAGACAAAGGCCATGAAGGCGGCGAGAAGGTTTACCTTTCGCACCTACGTGGATCAGCCGCAATCGCACAACTGTCAGATGCTGTAATTTCGATCAGCCGCGACATGAGTTCTGGTGACAACAATTTAGAGGTGACATGTCTGAAAAACCGTTATGCCGGACTAACTGGCCCAATGGGAACCCTACAGTACTCACCGGAGACCGGACGCCTCACTGAGGTAGCCGACATTTTCGGTGACGACGAAGACTGCGAACCGTCGCCGTCAACGAACACGATTAAAAAAGCTACTCGTAGAGTTGAAGGGCGGTAGGTGTCAGAAATGCAAACAGACCTACCCAAACGAAGTCTTCGATTTTCATCACCGAAATCCAGAGACCAAGCTGTTTTCGCTCAAGGCGTCAGCGCTTACGGATCACAGTTGGGCAAACATTTTAGCAGAAGTCGAAAAGTGCGACATGCTCTGCGCCAACTGTCATCGACAGGAGCATACACATGAAAATTCTAATAGCAGACATCGAGGCAACAGGGTTTCTTCCAGACCTCAAGACGAAAGACAACTTACTTTGTTTAGCGATTAAGGAGTTTGATACGAATGACAGACCTATCATTTACACCGATCATAGCGGAGACCGCCCGTTCTCTGAGGGCGTCAGCAGACTGGCTGGAGCAGACCTCATCGTCCTACACAACGGATTGGCCTACGACAGCCCAGCAATCGTTCGATTTTATGGAGAAGGTTCCATCCCCCACGACCGAATATATGACACGTTGGTGGCAAGCCGTTTCCGAAATCCAGAAAAACGTCAGCATTCTCTCGAAGCCTTGGGACAAGAGCTAGGTTTTCCTAAAACGGAACAACCAGCTTTTACTGAATATACAGATGATCTCGCTGATTACTGCGCGAACGATGTCGACGTTCTGCACGAAATCTTTAAAGACTTGTGGCCGGGGAAAGTCTCGTCGGCGTTGCAACTGGAGTTCGACTTCGCGGCTGTTATGTCAATGCAGGAACAGCATGGATTCCGACTTGATCTGGAGAAAGCGCAAACGCTGGCTGATGATTGTCGTCAAGAGATGTCTGACATCGAGACTAAATTGGTTAAGCGCTGGGAACCGAAAGTTATCGAGAGAATCAGTGAGAAGACAGGTAGGCGGCTAAAAGATAAGGTCGAAGTTTTTAATCCTGGCTCTCGTCAGATGATAGCACAAAGACTGGTCGAGGATTACAACTGGAAACCTAAAACTTATACGCCGACAGGACAGCCAAAGATCGATGAGAAAATCTTAGCTAACTTGGATTACCCCGAAGCTAAAAGCTTGAGCCGTTATTTCCGATTGCAGAAAATGTTAGGACAACTGAGCGACGGCAACAACGGTTGGCTAAAGCTTGAACACGATGGTCGAGTGCATGGTCGGATGAAAACGATAGGCACACTGACGCATCGATGCAGTCACTGGGGTCCAAACATGGGCCAAGTTGACCGCCGTGATCAACGTATGCGTGAGGTTTGGATTCCTGACGAAGGTCAGGTGCTTGTTGGTTGTGACGCTGATGCTTTAGAGCTTGTTTGTTTGGCCCACTACCTCGCTCGTTGGGACGAAGGCGCTTATGCGGACGCTTTGCTGAACGGTAGTAAAGACGACGGCACAGATGTTCATAGTCGAACACAAAAGCTGCTTGAGCTACCTAGTCGCGATGAAGCAAAACGGTGCCAGTATGGCTATTTGTACGGGGCCAGTGACGGCAAGCTTGCTCAGATTTGTAGAGAGGCTGGCGGCAATATCGTCAACGGCAAAGAGATACGTGCCAGAATGAACGAAGGCATTACTGGGCTTGGTGAACTGTCAGATGCCATCCGCAAACGAGCCAAGGCTGGTTGGTTTAAAGCCCTCGATGGTCGGAAGATACAGATCAAATCGGAACACTCGGCACTGAACTTTTTACTACAAAGCGCAGGGGCAATCGTAATGAAGAAATCGATGCAAGTGTTTCACTATGACTTTGCGCCATATGCCGGTTACGTCGAAGACGGGTGTACAGTGAACTTCAGTTATGTCGCAAATGTACATGACGAAGTTCAGTTGTCGGTTGACCCTGACCATGCTGACCGACTTGGCAAGCTGTACGCCGACAGTATTACGGAAGCTGCTGTGCGTCTGAAGATGAGATGTCCGCTATCTGGCACGTATCAAATTGGAAACAATTGGTGGGAAACACACTGATGACAGTTGCACTAATCGACGCTGATATTATTGCCTATCGGAGTGTATGGTTAAGCGGTCACACGCTTGACGAAGACGCTTCAAACTTTGATCCAATAGCAGTTAAAAAAACTGTCGATGCTTTGATCTTTGAGTGGCAACAAAAAGCCAAAGCCGGAACGTCCATATGCTGTATGTCTGACCCAAGTCACCGGTATTTTAGACATGACGTTTACACTGATTACAAAGGCAATCGTACAGATGTCGAAAAACCACCAGCCCTGACGACAGCTTTAGATCACATACGTCATAAGCACCGAACGTCAGAGTTTGATGGTCTTGAGGCAGACGATGTCATGGGAATTCTTGCCGGATCAACAGCGCTGACCGATCCAATCATTGTCTCCATCGACAAAGACATGATGACAGTGCCGGGTAAAGTTTTGAACCCTAACAAAATGAGACGACCGGTGCGCGTCAGTAAGGCCAGCGCAGATCGAGCGGTCATGCTTCAAGCTTTGACGGGTGACTCGACAGACAATTACCCCGGTGTTCCGGGGATTGGTCCTGTCAAAGCGCAAAAGATTTTGAACGAAAACCCGACACCCGGTGGAGCTTGGCAAGCAATTGTTAAAGCGTTTGGTGACGAACGACAGGCGATCACAATGATGCGCCTAGCCAGAATATTAAGAGCCGAAGATTACGACAGGCAGACAGGAGAAATAAAATTATGGCACCCAACGAAGATCGAATGGATGAGACCAACCCTTGGGCGGTCGATGAGACCAACCCAGACCACTACAAAAAAGAAGGTATCGAAACCATCGACTACATCCGAGCATGTCTCTCACCTCAACAGTTCGACGGATACCTTGCCGGAAACATCCTCAAATACGTCAGTCGATACAAAGAAAAAAACCCGCAAGCGCCGGAGGCGGACCTTAAAAAAGCGCAGTGGTATCTGACAAAATTAATTGAGGAGTACGACAATGATAAGTAATCAGCCCTACGGAATGTTGAGCAAATGGTCTGAAGAAATTGACATACAAAAGTATCGCCAAACGGGAGAAGATTTTTATTCAAAAGTCGTTCGTATATCGAACGCCTTGAAAGATAGTCCAGAACACTTTGAGGATTTCAAAGACGCCTTGCGATACATGCGGTTTTTGCCAGCAGGGCGTGTTCAAAATGCGATGGGTAGCGTCCGAGCGACGACAGCTTACAACTGTTTTGTCAGTGGTGTTGTCGAAGACAGCATGGACAGTGTGATGCTACGAGCGGCGGAAGCTGCTGAAACTATGCGCCGTGGTGGTGGCATTGGCTATGACTTCAGTCGCCTACGACCACGCGGTGATCTTATCAAATCGTTAGAAAGTAAAGCTTCTGGACCTGTGTCTTTCATGCAAATCTTTGATGCTGTCTGTCAGACCATAGCCTCAAGCGGCCACCGCCGTGGCGCTCAAATGGGAATTCTGCGCGTGGATCACCCCGACATCGAGCGGTTCATCACGGCTAAACAGAATGAAAACTTTCTGACCGGCTTCAATGTTTCGGTAGGTATCACAGACGAGTTCATGGATTGTCTTCAAAAAAAGAAACCTTTTGCTTTGCGTTATGATGGACGCACGTATGAAGAGATCGATCCGGTAGCGTTGTGGGATATGATAATGCGCTCGACGTACGATTGGGCCGAGCCGGGTGTCATCTTTGTTGATACGATTAATAAGATGAACAATCTAAATTACTGCGAAACTATCGAAAGTACAAATCCTTGCGGAGAGCAACCGTTACCGCCGTTTGGCGCTTGTCTGCTTGGTTCATTTAATCTCGTTAAATATGTTGAAGACGGTCGATTTAACTTTACTCAATTCCAGTACGATATCCCTGTTGTCGTCAGGGCGATGGACAATGTGATTGACAGGACGATTTATCCGCTGAAAGAACAAGAGATCGAGGCAAAGAACAAACGCCGAATGGGTCTTGGCGTCACCGGATTGGCAAACGCACTGGAAATGACCGGTAAACCGTATGCAAGTCCAGCATTCACCAGACTAGCAAAGAAAATATTCGCTACTTTACGCGACCATTGTTATCAAGCGTCAGCACAACTTGCGAAAGAGAAAGGATCTTTTCCTCTTTACGATGCTGAGAAATATCCGCAAGGGGCTTTCATCAAAACCTTAGCTCCACATGTCCAAGAACAAATCTGGAATTACGGGATACGCAACAGTCACCTACTGTCTATCGCACCTACTGGTACTATCAGCATCACTGCCGACAACGTGTCGAGCGGCATCGAGCCGCCATACTCCTTACAGATGGACCGGACTGTTCAAAATTTTGACGGTCCACAGGTTGTTCGTGTTGAGGACTATGCTTTTCGTCAAGGCGTCAAAGGGCGAACAGCAAACGAGATCAGCGCAAAAGAACACGTTAGCGTCTTATCACTTACGTCAAAATACATGGACAGCGCGGTCAGTAAAACATGCAACGTCGGTGATGACGTAACGTACGATGAGTTCAAGGATTTATATCTGACCGCATGGAAGACTGGATGCAAAGGCATCACAACATTCCGAGCCGCCGGTAAACGCTTTGGCATCTTGAATGAGGTAAAGACGGAAGAGCCGAAAGCGGAAGCGTGTTTTATTGACCCAAACACAGGGCTAAAAGAATGCGAGTAAATCCAGTCAGCAAAAGCAAAAGTATTTACGAGCGTAAACCTCAGTCAAACCTTTACAGGACAGGTACTAGGAAATGTTTAACTTGTCAGAACTTCTTTAAATCAGCGCACAAATTTAATCGCGTATGTAAAAATTGTAAGAAGACCGAAGAGTTTAACCAAGGTGGGTGGATGATTTGATGGCTGCTTCTGCCGAATACGTTTCTGACGAGAACGCAATACCAGCGTTCTCGAAAGATTTACTTGTCCAGTTAGATTTGACTTACCCAGCAAGGTGTAAACTTCCAAGCGAAAATGAGGAAGATCATCAGAGATACGCGGGTAAGCGTGAACTAATTGACGAACTGTTGTCTCTCTTAGAAGACCAAGAGTCTGATGGCTTACGTTAGACAAGCACGTTTAGAAGATGCTTTTGAGCTTTCTTTAAATCTCAGACAAGCCGACTTAGACGAACTTGTTGTCTCCAGCAATGATCATCCACTTGTGATTTTGTCACGCCCGTTTACGAAGCCAAACTTCTATCAAACTTACAGTACCATTCACGACGACGGTACAGTGATGTCTATGTTTGGTGTGTCAGAGGACGGTGTTATTTGGATGTTATCCAGTGACAGTCTTTTCAAAAAACACACGAAACGATTTATAAAAGAGTGTCGGTTCTGGATCGACGTTCTGCAAGCCGATCACACGATGATCTACAACTGGGTAGACCACAGGAATACGAAATCAATTCGATGGCTTAAGTATTGTGGGTTTTCAATCAGCCCTCAAACACAACCATTTGGCCCGTTTAATCACCAGTTTTATTTACTCTACCGACACAAAGAAGGAACAAATAATGTGCATGAGTTCTCCGAGTCCGCCACCACCCCCGCCCCCGCCTCCCCCACCGCCTCCTGAGCCTACACCACCCAGCGCAAGTTCAGCGAACTTACCAAAAGCCGAGGCTTACATTGACGCAAAATCAAAGAAGAACCGAGGTAAGTCTATACGTTCAACCTTGCAAATTCCTTTGACCGGTAGTGCAAAAGCCACTGGCGTAAATACGAACGCTTAATGGCTTACATGGAGTCTATGATGGACAAACAATCAGCCCTTAGCCGATACGAAGCTCTCAAAAGAAAACGCGATCCGTTCCTTCGTCGCGCAAGAGAGTGTGCTGAACTGACCATTCCGGCTCTCATGCCGCCGGAAGGTCACAGTGATGCATTCGTCTTGCCTGAGCCTTATCAAGGGCTAGGCGCTAGGGCTGTTGTTTCTCTTTCTAGTCGCCTGATGGTGGC